TAACAAATCGGNTTCCATTAATTGTCTTGCAGTCTCAAGTTGGGTAAGCCTTTGTGTCAAATCACTGTAGGCGAAGATACCAATCCCTATGGCCATGATCAGGCCAATTAGGTTTCTCATAGGCATACTGATCGCTGTGTTATCTGATATTTTCATTGTTTCATTTGGTTAAGAGGGTTTTCAAGAGTTAGCTTTATTTGCTTGTCTATACTCTCTTGTAGTTCTGTCATTTTCTCTTCTAACTTATCTTTTAAATCTTTCATATCTTCTTCCATAGTATCTATGGCAATTTTTAAATCTCCTGCATTTTCTCTAGAATCTTCTTTTACTTGCTGTTCTACATCATTAACAATTTTCTCTACTCTTCTTACATCTTGCCGAAGGTCATTTTTGAGTTCGTTTGCTACATCACTTACTAAGCGGATTTCCGACATCATCATTTCCATCTCTTGCATTATCATTTCAACTTCTGTTTGTATGAGTTCTGTCTTGCTTGACATTTCTTCTTTAGTTAAAGCAATAGTCTTATCAAACTCTGAAAGGTCAGGAGCAACATAAGACTCAATCTGCGCAGACATATCTTGAAATTTCTTAAACATTTCAAAACCGCCATACAAAACACCAACAGTGCTACTCAATGCTAGTATCACTGCAAGCATTTTTCCGCCCTTGAAAGTTATGCCTCCTATATTTACTTCTGCCATTGTTGCATTATCATTTCATCCATAAGTCCATCACTTCCTGCGAATAGAAAGTATTGTGCTATGTTATTAGTTGTCAGTTCAGCATCAGGTATTACAGTGTCTGTAAAAAACCCTTCTATGTCATTTAAACTTTGTTGTGCTTCAAAGAAAGACTTAGAGTTACCTAATACTTGCATGACAATTAATGTTTTTAACTGATTTGCAGAATCATATCTACCCTTATCACCCATCTTCTTTAATATTTTCTTAGCAGCGACTTCTTTTTTACTCTCTTCTTTTTTTACCTCGTCTTGATCCTTATCCTCTGATTCTTCCATATCTTCTTCGCTATCTTCATTTTTAGCAACCTCTGATGAGCTTTCTTNCTGCTCAGGCTCGTCTTTCGTAGTAGTTTCANTTTCTTNAGTATCTTCTTCAGTAGGTTCATCTTGTACCTCCTCTTGTTCTGGCTCAGAAACTTCTGGTTCTGGCTCAGGTTCTGGTTCATTTACTTCAGGTTCTGGTTCTGGCTCAGGTTGTGTTTCTACCTCAACTTCTGGCTCTGGCATTTCTATCTCCATTTCCATTTCAATTTCTGTCTCAACACTTGCCATTTCCATCTCTGGCATTTCCATCTCCATTTCTGGTATTTCTATTTCCATAACAGGCATTTCCATCTCCATTTCTATTTCAACCATTTCATAGGAAACTTCTGTGTCTGGTTCTTGTATGGGTTCTATTTCTATCTCTCCGTTAGGTTGTTCAACAAAATCATTGTGATCAATAATATTGTCTACAATATCTATTATTTCTGTTTCAGTGCTACCTCCATAAGCAACCCACATTTCTACACTTGTAATAGATTCTTGCACGATTGTTGATATTACATTGTAAAGTACATTTATGGTAATATCATCAAAGAGCGGGCCGATTGCCATATTGATATCACGCCCACCAATTTCAATTATCAACGTTGTAATTGTTCCTGCAAAATCAAAACCATTTTCGTATTCTTGATAGCCACTGGCTACACCTGATTCTGATAAAATGTCTGTGCCACTAAATATATTAGTGTTTCCATTCTTACCTGTAATATGCATGTAGATACGATCTTGTGCATCTCGTTTATCTACTTTAATTGTGTAATTGGTTCTTCCTCCATTTTCTATATCAAGAGAAGATATGTCGACTGTATTGACAAAAGTCGTTCCCATTCCCTCCACACCCATGGCACTTGTGCTGTTGCCTGAGCCTGTAATTTGTGCACACTTATCTGTACCTAGATTATAACATCCACTACCTGACGGTATATTTGCAGGCCCTTGACCTCCAAAATCTTGATCCATATCACCTTCATATCTAGGCTGTACAAAACCGTTATCACCATCTAACAAATCACCTGAATCTACATTGGTGACTGTGGTCGTTGTCGTTGTTGTTTCAGTTGTCGTTGTTACAGTATATCCATCTGCTTCATATTCTATTGTTTCTGTAACTACTTCATCTATTATTTCTTCAATAGTTGGCGTACATAGTCCAACTGTATCTGTTGAACAATCTACAGCCTTACTAGAAAAGGATAGGGAAACCGATATACAGAGCCATAGCCATAAATAAAAACTTCTGGAATTCGCCATCGCTTAGATCCTCATTTACATTAATCTTTAAAACATCATCTTTAAATACAGTGCTACCTTCTGGTATCATATTTGGATTTGATTTCCATTTCTCCAAAGCTTCGGAACCAATAGATCCCATATATGGAGGTGGAGTTCCTGCCATAACTAAACTGTCAAAAACACGTGGGTCTGTTGCGAGCAATGAAACTGATGCAACTTTAAGACCACTCGCATAAAGCTGGCGAGAAAGCTTCAAAAGCTGACACAGCTCATCGTCCACTACTACGCCTGTTGCAATACCAAGTATGTTGGTTTGAATTGCACCTGATGTTGCTACTTTACAAATATCAGAATTGTTTACAACAACGCTTGGAGCATTTGCGGTAGGTACACTTTTATCCGTCACAACCGTAGAACTCACCGTGTTGGTATCCGCGCCTTTAGCGCTAGTTATTGCACCTACAACTAAAATAAAACATAATACAAAAAAAAGAATTCTCATTTAACATTTCCAACGTTTTCTTGCTTGTCGTAATCTTGAATTAGGATTTGCTGCTGCTTTTGGAAATTTTTTCATTTGTCCTGCACTTCTTGCACAGTAAGATTTTCTTCTTTTAGCAGATTTAGATCCTGGTTTAACTTTGCCTGTTACAGCTGTTTTTAATTTAGAACCAGGGTTCATAGCTCTATACTTCTTGACCCCAGCTTTAGTCATTCCCGCCCCAGATTTAGTGGGGCGAAAATTTTTTTTATTTCTACGTGGTTGTTTGTCAGCCATTAGCTTAATGCTTCATATCGTTTGTTAAATTCAATAATAATTGAAATTCTATCTCCTGATGTTGCCACAGGAAAAACAATATTTATATCTCCTGTAACACTACCTGATTTGGGATTAGTAATTCCACCAAAGGAACTAAAATCAAAATCAGTCTGTCCAGTTGATAAAGATATTGCTTGATCATCTGTAGAAGCATCAAAGTTTATCTCAACAGAATCTGCTGGCGCTGTAAAAGAAGCGTTATACCAAATCTTATTTATATCAAGATATGTGCATGCATCTCCATTTACATTTGTTGCTAAAGCAGAAGCATCAATTGTTGTAGTGCCTCCGTTTGAACCATCACTTGTACTATGGTAAGAATAAATTAATTTCTTACCTCCATCAAAAATATTTCTTTCAGTTGCTGAATAAGCCATAATTTATCTCCTTGCAATGAGTGAGGTCATTACACCTCACCCAGGTTAATTAATTATTACGAGTTAGCGAAAGGAGTTACTAAAGTTCCTGAACCTAATAACTGTGCTTCCACGTGATATTTATCATCAGCCATCACAGTGCATTTAATTATACTACCTGCTAAACCGCCTTTTGTTGATCCGTTTAACGTTATAACATCATTTGCTGCTGCAGAGATAAAAGTTTTACCTGCTGCTGAATCATCAACACCAATGTAAGCGCCACCAACAAATTTGTCAGTACCATCCGTTAATACATCCATATCAGTAGCTGCAGTTTCTACAATAAAAGTAAAAGTAGCACCTACGTTGTTAGTGTTGTTTGGATCATTGCCTGGTCCTGTGCCATTAGCATCAGCCGTAGCTATGATAGTTGGTAAAGTAAATTTGCCGTCCGCATCATTACAAGTTAAAATTCGACCTGCGTGGTCTGCAACTGTTAGAGTAGTATCAGCAGTTAAGCTTACTACGTTTCCAACACCTGCTCCTATGAAACCATTAATTGATTTTACTGGTCCCTGAAAAGTTGTTTGTGCCATGTTAACCTCCTTGGTGTATAGCCCTTCGTCATGTAGTCTCTATACTGTCTGCCTAGCCAGTCTACACAACTAAATTAATACTAGGAAGGTAAGTATAAAATAAAAAAGGCGCTCTTACAAGCGCCTTCTTTTTCTGGGAGGATCCAGTAAGTTTTAGGAACCTTGAGATCCGTATACACATCTAGGATCTGAGAAACCAAAGCTGTATCTCTCTCTTGCTTTGTATCTCATGTTTCCTGTATCAAAATCGCCTTCCATGCCAGTAGCAAGGGCAGCTCTTGTGAAGTGTTTGAATCCATTAGGAGCATCAGTTTTAATGAAGAATGCATCTGTATCAGACAGATAATGGTTAATTGTATAACCATCTGGTAGCATACCCATGTTTCTGAGTGCGTTGATATCATTGTCAGCAGTACCAACTCTTTGAGTAGAATTTAAAATTCTATCAGCTACAAATTGAATGTTTACTGGGATGATTAATTTTCTTCCCTGCATTGCAACTTTTAGCCCTCTTTCGTCGATAAAGCCTGCAATATCNATCATTGCTTGCTCTAATGAGGTTTCGTTCAAGTCAGCATCAGTTGAACTTCTGTTTGAGAAAGTTCCACCTAAAGCAGTTGGGTGNGCAGTGTTTACTAA